AGTTTGTAATGACCGCACAAGCAGTGCGTGGCGCTGGCAACGGTAGCCGTCAGAAGGGAATGCAACAAATGTATGACATGATGCGTACTTTTGAGGGGAGGGCTCCTCGTGGCAACTGAAACCACAACTCAGATTATTAAGGAAGATCCCGCGATTGAGGCGTATCGCACCGGGTTACTGGAAAGCGTAAAAGGATTTATTGATGAAAACTTAGCCTCTGCCCCGCCCCCTCCGGTTTTGCCGCCGGGTTATCAAGTTGCAGGGCTCACGGATGCTCAAAAACAAGCGGCTAATCTTCAACAACAAGGTGTTGGCGTTTATTTGCCATACCTTCAAAAAGGCACACAGGCTCGCGAATCTGGCCTCAAGTATTTAGAGGATTATGGGTTTGGCGGCCTTAGCGAAGCAATGGGCGCGACTCGCGAAGGGCAACAAATGCTGTCCCAAGCCTCTGGCCGACAAGGCCAGTATATAAACGCGCCTTTTACTCGCCAAACGGGCGCGGAACAACGATTAAACCAAACGTTTGGTCAGTTTGATCCTACCGCTACCTCAAGTTTTATGAACCCCTACGAAGATCAAGTGGTTCAACAGGCCATGAGAGATATTCGCCGCGAAGGCGACATTCGCGAGCAGGGTCTGCAAGCACAAGCCGCCGCATCGGGGGCTTTTGGCGGATCAAGGCAGGCCGTAGCCGAGCAAGAATTGGCTAGAAATGTGATGGAGCAACAAGCGCAAACCGCAAGTCAACTTCGCATGGGCGGGTATCAGCAAGCGGCGCAACAAGCGCAAAAAGCTTATGAAGACCAGATGGGAAGAGGCCAACAAGGCGCTCAATTGCTGGGTAATCTGGGCCTTCAATACGGACAGCTTGAACAGGCTAACGTTGGCCAAATGATGGACATGGCCGGGGCATCCGGGCAAATGGGCCAGCAACTTGGAAGTCTGGCGGGCATGGGCGGTACGCTTGGCCAGCAAATGGGTCAGATGGGTGTGCAAGAGGCAGGTATCGGCCAACTTGTTCAGCAACTGCTGGGTCAGGACGTTAAAGGGCTGGAAGCCTTTGGTGCTAGGGATCAAGCTCTTCAGCAGGCTATTTTGGACGCTCAGAGAATGAGCAACATGCAGTTGTATCAGTCTCCATATCAGCAATACAGCTTCTTGAGCGACATCTATAAAGGGGTTCCGGGATCACAGCAACAAGTTTCGGTTAGTTCAACCCAAGACCCGTCGCCGTTTCAACAAGTGGCGGGTTTGGGTATTGCCGGACTTAGCGCACTTGGTGGCGCTAAATCAACCTTTGGCTTTTAAGGATTATTTTAATGACCATACTAAATAGACCCATGTTCTTGCAGGCCGGGGGCGAAGCAGGACCCGAGGCCTCAATGTTGCAGGAAGCAGAAGCCGGGGCTATGGCGCAAGGCCAACAGCTAGGCGAACAATACGCCCAACAAATGATGCAGGGTATTGATCAGGCTCAGTCCACCGAGGACTTGATCAATGCGTTGCGTGGTAACGACAAGCCTTTGGATGCTCGCCGTAGCGAGCTTGCCGGGTTTGTCGGCCAGAATGACGCAAACGAGACACCAGAGTCCGTTCTCGCGATGGTCCAGCCGGTCATTATGATGACGGAAGAGGGCGTAATGGACAGCGGGATCGGGGGTCTGGTTCAACAGATCGTGGGTGACGTAGAAATGACTACGGACAGCGGCGCTCCTACTGATATGGGAATGGGTGTCGGTAGTTTGATGGCCGCAGGAGCGCAGGAGGCTCCCACCCCACAAAATTTTAGACAAGGCGGGGAGGTAGCTCATTTGCAGGAAGGTAGTAACATGACGGCTACCGCCCCCGCCTTGTCCTTTAATCCTTTAGATTTCGCTTCAGAAAATGTAATGAGTTTTGGTGACACCGTGAAAGGAAGGTACGAAGATCTTCTACCCTTGTACCAAGAAATACTGGGCGCGGACCAAGAATCAAAGGATGCCACCAAAGCGCAAATGCTTTTTGACGTTGCGCAAGCCGGATTGCAGTTAGCCGCAGGCGTACCCGGAGCAGGCAGTTCGTTTGTTTCACAGCTTGCGGGTGCCGCCGCACCTGCCGCAGAAAACATTCAAAAACGCGGCGCAGCTTTAGACGCAGAAAGACGCGCACTTAAATCGGGGGCGCTATCTTCGGCGTTTGATTTAACTGTTGCCGAACAAGAGGCTTTGTTAAAGGCTAGAGCCGCTACTACGGAATTTGAGCGAGAAAAAGAATTAGAGGAAATTAAAGCCGGGGGCGCGGGCACTGCCGCAGAACGAAGGGACGCTTTTTTAACTACGAACGTTGGTGCTTACTCTGACGGGTCGTTAAGTGACAAGGATACTTTGCAATTTCAACAATATCTAATGGACCAGTACAACCCGGCAGGGAAACCTGTTTTCGACGGTAAAACGTATCGCGCCATAGTGGAACAAATGCCGGACTACTTGCGAGCAGCAGAAGAGGCTAGGGAACAACGCGGTCGTTCCGTGTCTGGGGTTCTTGCCGGGCAACAGGCCTACACAAACCCTTTAGTAGACCCTTCTGTGGTCCCGGAGCCCACAGAAACGTACCCGGAACAAACCAACCCTGACTCAAACGAAATTCCCCGATCCGTAGCGTATGAAGAGTTTAATAGAGCAGTTACTACTGATCAATTGTCAGATGCATTTGGAACGGAAGGCTTCTTTAAAAACATAGGAAATAAATTATTTGGAATAGTTGAGGCCGACCCTTTAAACGAAAAAGTAGAAAAATATTTAGCTACATATGAGTCTGCTAGAAGAGCGGCGGTTAATGCAAGAGCAAGCATTGTTCCGGGGAGGCAATCTCAAGAATGGTTTAATGGCGAATATGCTTTATTCCCAGATCCGGCCTCTATGTTTACTTCTCCGCAACTTGCCGCGGCTAAGATAGAGCCCATTGTCGGAACCTTAAAACAAGATTTAGAGATTGTCAGAGAAAAAATGAGGGCAACAAATTTGTCTTACGACGCCAAAAGTTTAAGGGGCTTAGAATCTCAACGGCTTGAATTACAATCGGCATTAGGTTTTTGGGAGCGTTTTGTAGATGATTTAAACCAAGACTTAGGCTTAACGGGGCCATTAGATAGTGCACGTTTATTGGAAACTATTCGTCAGGTTCAAAGCGAGCGCGGGCAATAATGTTGGAAAATACAGATCAACAAGTATCTACTGTAGCGGAAGAAGAAATTGCGCCGAGTGCGCAACAAGAATTATTTTTGCCAGACATTGAAAAAACCTACACGCTGTATTCTGAAAAAGGCCTAAGCGCGGATGAAGCTACGATTTCTACCGCGACAGATTTGTTGTCTGCTGCTTATGGTATAGACCCTGAAGTAGCGCTTGAAACCGTTAACCGTGAAGGCGCTAATGAAGTCTTAATTACCCTAACGGGGGCCAAAGATCGCACTGGCGTTACGTCCTTTCTAGAAAGCGCTGCAAGAAATCTTCCCGGTGAGTATCTCGGCACAAGAGGAGGTTTGGCGGCTGCGGCTAAAACATTTAAGTCTCTTCCTGTGGTGGGGCCCACCGCCATTCCCTTAGTTCGCGGCGCAATTTCACTGGTAGCGGGATTAGCCGCGTACATGGGCGTGTCTGGTGCCACAAAAAAAGGCATCGAAATGGCGGTTCCAGAAGCGCCGTATTTGCCGGAAGATAGAGCCGCAAGGGAAACCGGAAAAACTATGGCGGCTTTTGTGGGGGGTATTCCCGCTGCAACAAAAGCCATGGCAATGTTGCCAGAAAAACCGTTTGATGCGGTGGCGGGTAGACTATTAACTAATGCCGCTTCTAACCCATACGTTCAACGAGCAGTACAAAGGACGGGGCAAGTTGTAGGGGCAGTAGGAAGAGGCCTTGGGCAAACCGGCAAGGTGGCCAGAGAAACGCCTAAAGCGCTTTTACCCGCCGAGCTATACGCCACGGCGTATGGAGGATTGGGAGCATACGGCGCAGAAAAAATAGCTCCCGGACAAACGCTGGAGCGTATAGGCGCAGAAATAATTCTTCCGGTAGTTTCACCTCACCGTGCGATTGCAAGTGGCGTGTCTCACTTTGCTCCCGGCGTTGTCGAAAAAGTAAAAGGCTTTTTCCGTGGCGCTGAATATCGTAATGATCAAAATGCCTTGGCCTTAGTGGAATCTTTAGACCGACTAGGCGAAGCGTATACTTATTTACAGCCCGATGCCTTGAAATCTTATTTTAGCGGCACCCGTGTAGTAAATAGAGATGGAAATGAAGTTGAGTTGTCTTTATTAGTGGATGAATTCACAACAGATGGACGATTTGATTCGGAGTCGTTTTTTAAATATGTAGATGAAGGTAAGTATCAAGATGCTGAAGGGTTAGATTTTGATTCAAATCGAATAATTGAAGAATCTGGGGCGCTTTCTGGTTACGACGCGGATGCGGTGTTAGAGGCGCTTTCTGGTTTTCAGTTAATCGGCCCTGACGGCGTTCCAATAGACAGCGCAAATCTTTTGCCTTCTTTACAAGTAGATAACCCTGAAATAGGCAAAATGCTTCGCGTTCTTGAGGCAGCATATTTAAAAAACAACCCTGAAGTTTTAGAAAGCAACCGGCAGGCATTGTTAAACATAACTGCGGCAATAAACACGCTTCAAGAAGCACGAACTCCAGAAGCGCTCCAGCTTGCAGAACAACTTAAAGAAGAGCGGTTTAAAGCTCTTCTATCCACTTTAATTGACGCAAGAATCTCTAGGTCCGTTAACGCGGCTAATCGAAGCACGGGTCCCGCTGGAGCGGAGGCTAGAGAAAACTTAGGCGAACAAATACTTCTTGATTTTAAAGCGGCAATTGATGATTGGCGAACGCTTGAAAAAAATGCATACAACCTTGTAAATTTTGATCAAGACATTCCGGTTGAAAATTTGCGGAGTCTTTGGATAAAAACTTTATCGGGGCAAAACGGGCTTAACGTTGAAAGCCTTCCTGTGCTTGAAGACACAGTAACAAAAAATTTAGACAACACGACAGGCGTGGCCGCAGAAAGAGAGGCGGTTGAGCAAGCTGGCAAAGAAGTTTCGGATCAACTCGCAGAGCTAAACAAGAAAGAAATCACGCTTACCAAAGAGCTTGATAAATTAGACATCCAATTGTCTGATTTATCTAGGGACAAAGATTTTTTAAATACGGTTTTGGCTAATGCCGACCTAAGCACCCCAGAAGGAGTTTCTGTGGCGCTACGCGATGTGGCCGCTCGTATAGATGACTTGGGGTCTTTAGATTCTTTTGCGGTCTCAGCCCTTAAACCCGAGCTAAAAAGCGCAAACTCATATCTAACCGTGTTGGCCAAGCGACTTGATCGCCAACAAAGGCTAGATGGAATTATTGCCTCTCAGGGAGATGTAAGCGTTCCCCCGGATTTGGGTCTTGGGTTGGGCGAGGCTCCAATAGACTCTTTGCGCCGCCTTCAAAATTTACGGAGTCAGTTACTCTCTTTGGTAAGGGTAACAGGAGCCAGCGATCCCGGATCTAATGTCCGTAGAATTTATGGGGAATTAGCAGAAGCGGCCCTAGCGGATATAACGGCAGTAACAAACAGGCTTACCGCCCGGCAGGAAGCGGGAGAAGCTTTAAGCGCGGGGGAAACGGCACTGCTGGAAGCTCACCGGATATCTAAAGCAGGCAACGATGTTTTTAGAAGAGGTGCGGCTAATGCTTTTGGAAGAAAAAATAAAGAAGGAGCAAACGCGGTTCCGCCAGAATATGTGGTGGGTGATTTAACAACAGGTTCTGCCGATAAAACATACGCATTGTTTCAAGGATTAAAAGAGGCCAACGCTTTTCTTGGGGGCACCGGGGAGCTAGGAGCCGCGGAGCGCACGAGCAGCCTGCTTTTAACATATAACAACATCGCAAAAAACGTATTAAACAAAGCTACAAAAAAAGTTACGTTTGTTGATCCTAGTGGCGCACGTAAGGTTGAAACGGTAATTGATCCAAATAAAGCTCGCAGAGAGCTTGACCCGGACAGCCCGTTGGGCTCTCTATTAAATTTGCCGGAATTTGCGTTACTAAAAGCAGACTTAGAGGACGCGCTTAGTTCGCAAACGTTGGCTTCAGCCTATACAAATCCGAGGCTTCCGGCCTTAATTGAAAAGCGCCTTCGTCAAAATAAAGTGTTGGGTAAATCGTTTGACGTAGATAACCCTACTCAAATTATTTCTAACGCGTTGTCTTCTAGGGCAAACCCTAGATCTTCCTTCATGGCAACAATAAAGCGCGTAAATAGCTTGAAACAAAGAGCCGGGTTAGAAGGGGGCCCGGCGCAACAAGACATTGAAGAAGCGTTTGTGTCTGCGGTGTTTGATTGGGCTTTAATTAATAGCACAAGGGGCGAAATTATTCGGCCTCAAGTTCTGTTTGAAAAATTGTTTAGGCCCGTAGCCAAAGACAATCCGTCCGTAATGCAAATGTTGCAACAGGCAAATTTTGTAGACGAAGGCACCGCCACGAGATTACGAGCCTTGCTCAACAAAATGGGGGAAGTAGAGCGAGTAGTTCAATCTGGAGGAAGAATGGATGACGTTCTTGAGTCCGATTCTCCTGTTACACAATTTGCTTTGCGGCTGCTTGGCGCTCAAGCAGGTGCCCGCGCGGGAAGACTCACGGGCGTAGGCACTATTCAAGCTCCCGGAGCAGGTGCTACGTTGGCGCTTTCTTTGTTTTCAAAAATGCCTAGAACATTCTCCATTGAATACATGCGGGAACTGGTAAAACCCGGAAACACTAAGCTTTTAGAAAAAGCGCTTACTCGTGGGATCGACCTTCGTAACGAAAAAGTTAGGCGAACGTTATTTGACGGCCTAGAAGGCGTTTTTGTAAATGTGTTTGGGGTAAGCCCAAGAGCGATCCAACCGGCTGCAAGAGAAACAAGAGAAGAAATTGAGGCCAAAATATTGGTCAAAGAACCTTCGCAAGCGCCTAGTCTTCCTGAAGTAATGCCCGAAGAAGATGCTGAAATCATTCAGGAAGATCAAGCGGCTCTTGAGCCACAACAGCCCCCGTTGGCGCAAGCGGCTCCGCCGCCAATGCCTCCCGCGGCTCCGGCTTCCGCACCGATTACCCCACAGTCGCTACAGCGGACTGCGCAGGTTTTGGGGCCAAACGACGAGATTGGACAACTAGCATCAGAGTTAATGATGCGACAAGGGCCTGCCTAAATAAGCCAATCCTTAGCGCTTTCGCCTAAAACATCCCCGGCAATATTTATTTTGTCGCGCAAAGCGGCTAGAATGCGCTCATCAATTGTCCCCGGACTGACTAGATCAACGTAAGTCACGTTGTCTTTCTGGCCAATCCGGTGTGCGCGATCCTCTGATTGCAGCCTGATCTCTAAATCGTAGCTGTTGCTGAAGTAAATCACTGTGTTTGCTTCAGTCAGAGTAATTCCGTATCCACCTGTCCGGGGCTGTCCAACAAAAAAACGTAACTCGGAGTCGGGATCTTGGAATCTATCGATAATATTTTGTCTGTCATCTTGATCAGTCTCACCGTAATAGGATGCTACTGCGCCACTGCCCCACTTTTTTTGTAGGGCTTTTTCTATTCTGTGGATGTCATATGTCCACGTAGCCCAGATGATGGCTTTACCATTAACCTCTTCGATGACATCCATCAATTCATCAAGGCGGTTATTTTTAACTTCTTGGATCGGCCCTTCGTCAGGTTGAAGGTGGCCGCAACAGATTTGTTGTAGCCGCATAATCTGCGTCAGGACAGACGCCGTCGTTGCCAACTTACCTTTATCCAACTGAGCAAGCGCTAAGTCCTTCATTTGCTTATATAAAATCACCTGCTCTTTGCTCAAGTTTACTTCGCGCCGCTGGTAAACTTTTTCAGGAAGATCCAAACACTCTTCTTTAAGTATTCGGGTGCTAAACGTATCTAGTTTTTCCCCCAACTCATCTAACCGACGATAGCCGCTAACGTGATTAAAACTGTGCGCCCCCATGCTTCTGCGCTGTACGACGGCGTAGCGGCCTTGGAACGAGTAATAACTAGCAAAGCCTAGCGCGTCCTGATCCAAAAACATGCACTGACTAAACAGGTCCATGGGGCTTTTTGTGATGGGCGACCCGGTCAGAATGCGCCGGTATTTTGATGTCTGCCCCACTTTAATCAGGTTCTTGGTGCGCTGTGCGCTCTTATTCTTGATGCTGGTGCTTTCGTCCAAGATCGTCAGGCAGTTGGGGTTAAGCTTCACAAACTTTTGCGCGGCAGACGCGCCTTTCTGCGTAGAGAAGGCTTCGGTGTTCATAACCAAAATGTGCAAGAACCCCGGCTCACGGTCCTTGGGGTCCGCAATGGCTTGAATTTCTGCTCGGAACTTTTGCGTAAAATTAGGTTGCCACTTGACCAGCTTACGTTGCACCCGGTCAGGTAAATGGGCCGGTATTTCTTTTTTAACCCAGTTATCAAAAACTCCTTTTGGCGCAATGATCAGAACGGTGTCAATATCGCCCGCTTCAAATAAAGCCCCCATCGTATCGATAGCAACTTTGGATTTGCCTGTGCCCATTTCCATAAACAACCCGTAATACGGGCGCTGCCACGAATCTTCAAACGTTACTCGCTGGTGTTCATATGGATCGGTTTTGTATTGGTACATAAATACTCCCAAACGCTTGACATGCGATCATATAGGACCATACACTGGCCGTCCAGCCCTTGAGAAGGGCTTGAACACGAAAGGAGAACGTATGAGCGAATTGCTCTTTGATATGGAAGTGGATCAAGCCAACGCTTCCTCCATTGAAAAGATGGACAACACCGGCTTATCTAGCGTAGCAGAAATTGCTCGCGCTGTTCGTAACCAAGAAGACATGGTCAACAAGCTAGACGATCAGTTGAAGGAAGCGAAGCGAGAACTGCTGAAACTCACCGACGAAGACCTTCCCGCTATGCTCCAAGAGCTTGGTCTCAATTCATTTGAACTTGAGGACGGCTCTAAGGTTACTGTGCGTCCGACTTATGGAGCGCACATCAAAGCGGAAAACCGTGAAACAGCTTTTGGTTGGCTACGTGCTAACGGTTTTGATGACATGATCAAAAACACCGTTAGCTGTAACTTTGGCCGGGGCGAGGACCAAGAAGCCGCAGAGTTCATTGACCATGCGCAGGGCCTCGGTTACGCGGCGGAACAGAAGACCGAAGTTCACCCCAGTACGTTGAAGGCTTGGGTTAAGGAGCGGGTACAAAACGGGGAGACTTTCCCCATGGAACTTTTTGGGGCCTTCATCGGGCAACGAGCAAACATCAGCAGAAAAGGAGTCAAGTAATGGCTAAAGCAGTAGCAGCAAAGGAGTCAAGTAATGGGATCGTCACGTTCGACGCGAGTATTTTCGAGCAAGACGCCGGTAAAGGGTTGGAAAACATGGGCCAAGACGACTTGGCGCTTCCTTTCCTTAAAGTTCTCAGTCGCCAAGATCCAACTCTGGACGATTTGGAGGGGGCTAAAGCGGGGGATATTCTCAATACCGTATCAAACCAAGTCTATTCTGGTAAGACAGGTATTCGTGTCATACCTTGTCATTATCAGCGGCGTTTTGTTGAGTGGGCTCCTCGGGGCTCTGGTAGCGGCGCTCCTTTAAACATTTATACCCCAGAAGACAGCCGCCCTCAAACGGAACGTGGTGACGACAACAAGGACTATGTTAAGGGCGGGAACGGGACGTATCTAGAAGAAACGCACCAGCATTTTGTGTTGATTCTGGAGCCGGACGGTACGACCACTACCGCGTTGATCCCGATGAAAGCGACCCAGCTTAAAAAGAGCCGGAAGTGGAACAGCACTATTGCCCAGCGTACACTGGTGGGCAAGAACGGCCCGTTCACCCCGCCCCGGTTTAGCCATGTTTACCTGCTTAAAACCGTTTCGGAAGAAAACTCCAAAGGTTCGTGGCACGGTTGGGACATCACCCTTGAGGGCGTGGTAGACCAAGCCTTGGTGTATGGACAAGCCAAGCAATTTGCTGAAAGCATTCAGGCTGGCGATGTTGAGGTGAAGCACACCAAAGAGGGCGACGACGCATCTGACGATACGCCGTTTTAAGTGTTACCGGGGGCCGCAAGGCCCCCTTTTAGTGGTTAATAAAAATGTCTGATGCAAAAAGATTTGCGGCTATCTTTGACGGCCTCAAGCAAGCCTACGGCACGTTTGAAATCGACAGCACAAAAGCAAATGGCAAGAACACCGGCAAAGCAAGAGTCGTTCGCGAACCACGGACCACGGAGCATTTTGAACAGCATTTAGCGGGCACTGGGGCAGGGATAGGGATTATCCCTATCAACGAAGACGACTCTTGTAAATGGGGTTGTATTGATATTGACGAATACCCTCTTGACCACACCAAGCTTGTGGAAAAAATTCGCCGTAGCAAGATGCCTTTGGTAATATGTCGATCCAAGTCGGGAGGCGCACATTGTTTTCTTTTTTGTAGCGAGTGGGTCACCGCAAAAACAATGCAGTCCACGCTACAACACCTAGCCAGCGGCTTAGGGTATGGCGGAAGTGAAATCTTCCCCAAACAAATTAAGCTTTTTTTAGATCGTGGTGACATAGGAAACTTCCTCAATATGCCGTACTTCAATGCGGAGGACGGGTTGAGGTATGCTTTAAATGATGACGGTAGTGCCGCGACGTTACATGAGTTTTTTGCGTTACATGAAGCGCACGTACAAACACCAGAACAACTTGAAGCAATCACGCACCAAAAAATTGAAAACACCGCAATCGTGGACGGCCCGCCCTGTCTCCAAACCCTATGCGCCCAAAAAATTAGCGAAGGGGGCCGAAACAACGGACTCTTCAGCTTAGGGGTGTACCTTCGCAAAGCGTACCCGGATACGTGGCAAGATGAAGTCTTGCACCACAACATGTCCTACATTGATCCGCCCTTACCGCTCAATGAAGTTAACCTCGTAGTTAAGCAGTTGGACAAAAAAGACTACGCCTATCGGTGTAGTGATGCGCCCATTCAGCCTTACTGTAACCGCGAGTTGTGCCAAACCCGAAAATTTGGGATTGGTGCGGCGGTCAGTGACATGGCCGTGGCTAACCTACGAAAGTACAACTCTATTCCGCCTGTCTGGTTTTTAGACGTTAACGGGGTGCCCTTAGAGTTAGATACTGAGGGGCTACAAAATCAAGCGGTGTTTCAAAAAGCGTGTATTGAGCAGCTTAACTTCATGCCGCAAACAATGGCCAAGCGTGGGTGGGAAGGCCGCATCAATCAACTGATGAAAGAAATGGCAGAAACAGACGGCTCCATTATGGAGGTGTCCGAAGACGCCAGTATCAACGGTCAGTTCTACGAGTATCTTGACGAGTTCTGCACTTCGACCCAGAAGGCGGAAGACCGTGAAGAGATTTTGTTGCGCAGGCCATGGGTAGACGACGAAACAAACGCCGTGCATTTTCGGCTGAAAGACTTTGAAGGCTTTCTGCGCAAGAACCGCTTTAGCGAGTTTAAAACCCACAAGGTGGCACAGCGGCTACGAGACATTAACGGCGAGTCTACGGTGTTAAAGGTAAAGGGTAAGTCCATAAGAGTTTGGCGCGTTCCGGTCAGTGACATCCCGCACGATCAGGTGGAGTCCAAGAATTTTGAAACACGGACCACGGACCCGTTCTGATGTTTCGTATTTTCGGGCCACCCGGAACCGGGAAGACAACCACTTTATTGAACATGGTGGAGAAGTCTTTAGACAGCGGAATAACCCCATCACAAGTGGGGTTTTTTGCATTCACTAAAAAGGCCGCTAACGAAGCCAAGGAGCGGGCGGCAAAACGTTTTGACTTAGACCCAGACAAAGATCTTCCGTACTTTCGCACCATTCATTCTTTGGCTTACCGTTTGATAGGGGTTAAGGAAAACCAAATGATGGGGCGGCAAAACTACAAAGAGTTGTCGGCAGCCCTTGGTTTTAATTTAAGCGGCGCTATGAGCGACGAGGAGGATGTGTCGTTTAAGGCGACAGATCACCCGATCCTCCAGCTAATAAACCTTGCAAAAACTAAAAAAACCTCGTTGCGAACGGAGTACAACCACAGTGAAGTTAACTTTACTTGGGTGGAAGTAAAGTATGTGGCCGACTCCTACGAAAACTATAAAAAGGCATTTGGTTTAATCGACTTCACCGACATGCTGGAGATGTTCGTAGAGCAGGCGGACCACCTTGTCCCGCACATGAAGATTTGTTTTTTGGACGAGGCTCAAGATCTTTCCCCGCTTCAATGGGAGATTGCTCATAAGCTGGATGGCAGGTCTGAGCGCATGTTTGTAGCAGGAGATGACGACCAAGCTATCTACCGCTGGGCGGGGGCGGACGTAGATCACTTCATTAACCTTCCCGGCGGCGCAGAGGTGCTAGAACAAAGCTACCGTGTTCCTGCGGCGATCCACGAGCTTGCCGAAAAGATTGCGGGGCGCATTCAAAACCGGTTCCCTAAAGTGTACCGCCCTCGGCAAGAGCGCGGACAAATACTGCGTGTCCCGGACATTCGCTCTATAGACATGTCGCACGGAACTTGGCTCGTTATGGCACAGGCGCGTTTTATGCTTCATCCAATCATGCAAGAGCTTAAAAACAGCGGTTACTTATTTGAGCGTCAAGACGGATCTAGGTCTATTCCGCACAAAATGTCTGTAGCAATTAATGGCTGGGAGAGTTTGAGAAAAGGCAAGGTTGTTACCTGCGGCACGGCGCAAGCCATCTACTCTTTTATGTCCGGCAACGGGGTGCGTATCAAACGGGGCCACAAAAAGATAGAGGCTTCCGATAATGAAATGTTTGGACTTACCGATTTACAAGAACATTTTGGTTTACTGGCTACAAATAAGATGATCTGGCACGAGGCTATGGATAAAATACCAGAAGGGGACAGAGTCTACATTACTGCCCTCCTTCGCAGAGGCGAGAAGTTTAACGCCATGCCCCGAATTCGATTGTCCACGATCCACGGTACAAAGGGTGGGGAAGCCGAAAACGTTGTAATCCTACCGGATTTGACTGCGGCGGCACTAGATACGCCGGGAGATGATCTTCACCGCGTTTTTTACGTGGGGGTAACGCGGGCGCTTCAGAACCTCTACATACTAGAACCAGAAGATTATTTAAGGTCATACGCGTTATGAAAAAAGACACGGATATGAGTCATATTAAATGCCCCGCTTGCGGCAAAGTAGCGGAAGAAATAATTAATGCAGAAGAAAAAAAACGCGTCGGTTGGTGGTGTTCGTCCTGCAACCATTTTGAGAAGGCAATTCTTCGCGAGAAAAGGGTAGCGTAATGACAACCGGAAAATTGCAAATGGCCATGTTCCCTCCAAAAAGTGATTGGGTTCCTCCTATGGAGCTTCCCGATATTTTTGACGCGGACGAAATCGCCATCGACGTAGAAACCCGCGATCCGAATTTAAAGGTAAAAGGACCGGGCTGGCCTACGTGTGATGGCGAGGTAGTGGGCTATGCCATCGCAGTTTCCGGGTGGAAATGCTACATCCCCGTCGGCCATGCTGGCGGGGGTAACCTCGACAAACGCATTGTGAGCAAGTGGCTTAAAAAAGTATTTGAGTCACCTGCTGACAAAATCATGCATAACGCCCAGTACGACCTTGGTTGGATTCGCGCTATGGGCTTTGAGGTTAAGGGCCGCGTAATCGACACCATGATTACCGCTAGTCTGATTGATGAAAACCGGTTTAGCTACAGCCTAAACGCTCTTTGTTACGACCATCTGGGCAAGACAAAATCCGAAAAGACTCTGGTGCAGGCCGCCAAGGAGTTTGGCGTCGATCCCAAAGGCGAAATGTGGAAGTTACCCGCCATGTACGTCGGGCCATATGCCGAGACCGATGCCGAGATTACGCTAGAACTATGGCACCATTTTAAAACGTTGCTGAACCGCGAAGATCTTTGGGACGTTTGGCGACTTGAGATTGACTTGCTTCCACATCTGGTGGACATGACCTTGCGAGGCATACGGGTGGACATTGACCGCGCTGAACGGACCAAGCAGGTTCTAATGAAGCAAGAGAAAGAGGTCATCAAACAAATTAAATCTTTGGCGGGTAACAACGTCGAGATCTGGGCGGCACAGTCAATAGCCAAAGCATTTGACGGGCTAGGGCTGCCGTACCCAAAGACAGACAAAGGCTCGCCCAGTTTTACAAAACAATTCTTATCGGAACACCAACACGAGCTTGCACAGTTGATCATGAAGGCTCGCAACCTCAACAAGACCAACGGAAACTTTATTGACGGCATACTAAAGTTCACCCATAAAGGAAGAATTCACAGCCATATCAACCAGTTACGCTCGGACGACGGCGGGACGGTGTCGGGCCGCATTTCTATGAACTCGCCCAACCTTCAACAGATCCCGGCCCGCGATCCACAACTGGGCCCCATGATCCGCTCCTTGTTCCTCCCAGAAGAAGGTCAGCAGTGGGCGGCAATTGACTTCTCGCAACAGGAGCCACGGATCTTGGTTCACTTCGCTAAGAACTACGGCGATTACAAGAACATGCCGATGCCCGGAGTAGAAGATTTTGTAGACGGTTACCGTAACGACCCAAATATGGACTTCCATAGCATGGTGAGCGAAATGGCAGGCATCCCGCGAAAGCAGGCCAAGGTCATCAACCTCGGCATGATGTACGGCATGGGCGTCAATAAACTATCTGATCAACTTGACCTTAGTGTGGAAGAAGCAAAGGCGCTGACCAAGCAATATCACAACAAGGTTCCCTTCGTAAAAGGCCTGATGCGTGGCGTACAGAATAAGCTTGACGACCCACGGTCTTCTGGAAGTCTGCGATCTTTGCGCGGAAGAAAGTGCCGATTTGACATGTGGGAGCCGGACAGCTTTGCCATGCACAAGGCATTACCCCGTGAAGAAGCCATCTCGGTCCACGGGCCTACTACACGCCTTCGACGCGCATACACGTACAAGGCTCTCAATCGACTCATACAGGCTTCGGCTGCGGACATGACCAAGCAGGCGATGGTAAACGTTTGTGCCGCAGGGAGCGTCCCAATGCTTCAGGTGCATGATGAGCTTGCTTTCTCCGTCGAGAGTGCAGAGCAGGCAAAAGAATTGGCAGAAATAATGGAACAGGCTGTTCCGTTACAGGTCCCGAACAAATGCGATGTGGATTTGGGACCTAGTTGGGGCGAATGCGAAGAGCTTGAATAGGGCGCAAAATGGCCCTATAATGTCCCATACTTGTGTAGGAGATGTCCCATGGACACAACAAAATGGAAGTCGGTTTTACTGCCGAGAGATGTGTACGAAGAGATTGTGGTAATTGCTCGGGTAGAGGGCCGAACCATTAGTGGTCAACTCCGCTATATTGTTGAAGGGTGGAAGCAAGCTAATCTGTCTAACCGCGATCAAGAGTACATCGTGGATCAGATTAAAGAGTTTAAAAAAGAAACAGGAACTGAAGCGTTGACTTCAAAAAGTTATTCGATATGACGTTTAGTGTTATGCAAGCCGAGTTTGATAAAGCTTTAAAAAAATTGGAAAAAGGTTACGAAGAAGGAAAAGTAGACAAGTCCGACTTCGATAAGTTGCACATTTGGCATGAATTTCTCAAAGCAAAGGTTGACGCGGAGCGAGAGAAAAATGCCAAAGAACTTTGACAACGTTACCTGCCCCTCCCATTACAACCAAGGTGATGTCGAGTGCATCGACGGCATCAAGGCCAGCATGTCCCCGGAAGCTTTTCAGGGGTATCTCAAGGGAAACATTCAAAAATACGTATGGCGATACGAAATAAAAAAAGAACCAGTAGAGGACCTGCGGAAGGCCCGTTGGTACTTGGACCGTCTCGTTTTGGAGCTAGTAAATGGCACCATGGAGTAGACTCCCGCGATGCCCAGTTGGCCGTGCAGGCGGCGCATCAGATGGCAGATCGGTTTAACCGCAACATGGCGATCCAGCACGACTTGTCTGTAGTGCCTGAAGCTGAAGCGACTAAAGAGATTCTTGAAGTAATTAGGCCGGATTGGTATACTACGACTTGACGGTCACTCCGTCGGATCAAACGTTTTTGGGTTCGAGTAAACTTTTCTCCCAAAGTGAGTTGAACTGAATCCGCCCCCCGCAATGGGGGGTTTTTTATTAATGGATGGTGTCCCCATCGCCGGGCGCAAGGCTGCCCACCTGTAAAAAACAGGGCCCGGTTCCCCCCAAATAAATTCCAAGAATATTAAACTCAACAAATTCTTTTGCTTCGTCCCATGTCATATCGATGCTGTCATCCATAACAATCTTAATCATCTTCTGAACGTCGTAGACTAATATCTCTTCGTCGCCGTTCTCCGTGGAAACTGTGCCTATTCCAAGGATGGCGTCATCAAACCCCTCTGGCCCCATCATTTGCATTCCACCTCAACGTATATTATCGTATACAACCATGCTTTGCTGGCCACGGAATTAATTTTAACATGGACCTCATTAAAGCCATTGACGTTGGCACGGAAAACGGGTCAGAAACCGAGCGCCGTTGTTACATTGGCGCGAGTAACGTCGGCCACCCTTGCCGGGCTTTTCTTCAGTTTAGCCTTCGTGGCTACCCCCAGAAAAAAATTCCTCCTGCCGTAAAAAGAATTTTTGAGCTAGGGCACATCGTTGAAGAAATTGTCGTCAGAGATTTGAAAAAAAGTGGGGCCATGGTCTACGAAGTCGATCCCCGCACAAAAGACCAGTTTGAATACACCGCGCTAGGCGGCCATTTGCGTGGACACGCGGACGGGATCATTGCGTTTGATAAAGAAAACCCCACTCCCGAAATCCTTGAAATAAAATCCATGAACGATAAGAAGTGGATGATGTTTCGGGACAAGGGTATCCATAAAAGCCACCCCATCTACTACTACCAAACACAATTGCTGATGGGGTTATCCAAGGCAAAAGGTGCGTGGATGGTGGCGTACAACAAAAACAACTCCACTTATCACGCAGAACATATACCATACAACCACAACGATTATGTTTTTCTGATCTACAAAGTTATGTCCGTGGTCCGGGACTTGTCGGCAAAAAAGATTTCGAGTGATCCCCGGAACTTTCAATGCCGTTATTGCAATTACCGCCCGCATTGTTGGCCCGAAGGAGAAGTATCCCTTCCTCTCTCCGTCGAGTGCCGAACATGTAAGCACAGCAAACCCGTTGGTAACCGCAAATGGTTTTGCACGTTGCACAAGTCTCGGGCCACGGACCCCTGTTCAAGCTGGTACAAAGTGGAGCCCACGGAGGAATAGCAATGAGTATGAGTGACGTTTCGCCAAGTAAGGTTAAATCTGGGGATATATGTTGGTATTGCCGGGGACGCCTGATCTGGGGCGGCGATCACGACCTCTCTGAAGAAGAAGAGTTTTTCGACATGTCCAGCAACCTTAGTTGCTCGGACTGCGGCGCACACGTTATCTACTATCGTCTAAAGGACAATGAAGATGACGATTAAGCGCATTCACATCAACCAGCACATTATTCGCCGCAACGCCAAGACCGGGGATCGCGAACCAGTGATCACCGTTAAGGAAGGAAAAAAGAATACCTACGGACAAAGCGTCACGGTCCACGGGCCAAGTAAAGTTGTGTACTCCCCGGACAAGCCCCTGTCATGCGGCGCAAAAGTCTGGGTTGAAACTACCGCAGAAGTGGAGATTTGCTAATGGATAAAGAATCTAGCCCTAAGCCCGATTGGAAAGACTATCTCATCATAGGGTTGCTTTTATTGATTATGACTTTAGTATAAGGGTCCCTTAATCGCAGGTAGGGCGCGGGTTTGAAAAAATACTCTTGCGATTATTGCGGAGAAGAAAAGTTATATAAAGAATTTGCGGCCCGGTTCAAACGAGGCGGCAAGCTTGTTCGTTATCGCAGTCAAGCTCCTCATTGCTCTTATTGCGAAACTAAGCGCCAATCCGAAAGTCGCCACAAAGACCGCGTCAATTTTCTTAACTCAAAGTTGCGGGACATCAATAGCCGGGCAAAAAAAGACGGTCCTAAATTATCCGTCAAATGCACCGTAGATTTTTTGCTGCAATTGTTTGAAGAACAGAAAGGACTGTGCGCCATTTCTGGAATGCCCATGACATGGGGCCACGAAGGACAACACGGCAACAGCGGCAACCGGCGCGGGACAAACATATCAATAGACCGGATAGATTCCGACCTTATGTACAACCCGGAAAACGTCCGCCTAGTCTGTGACCGCGTCAACAAAATCAAATCCAACATGGACGACACCGACCTGTACTTCTGGTGCGCCCAAATTGCAGCAAGTATCCGAAGACTCTAACGCTTGCGAAGTTTCTTGGCCGCGTCCTCAATTAGCTTGAGTCTCTTCTCGTAAAACGACATCGACTCCTCACCGACCTCGGTCATCGGATCTTCTTCCCTGTAATGCTCGGCCTCTTCTAACGCGTCTTCCCACTCGTCCCCCGGATCACGGTTCACGGGGTTAGTTCCGTAATGCTCATGACCCAGCCCATGGGGATAGCAATCTCTGCATCCCCTTCAGACACATTTCCATATTCGTCGGGGATGATGTGAGGACAGACAATTAAGCGTTCGTCATCTATATGAATAACCGCTCCGCAGGACAAGACCGTCGCTTCACGGATCTGCTTCAGATCTTCCAGCGGTCTCCACCCGTCCTTAGTTCCCCCGCAAGCATCGCGCCACTCTACTAAATAAAGCTTGGTGTTCATCTTGTATACGACTCTTGTATGCGATAAGGTATCGTTCTACCTTTAAGCCTACTACATAACTGAGGAAAAAGAATGGAATTCAATCCAAACCTGCGCATTACTCGGAAGGCAGACCGCGTCGAGGCTGCCAAATCTTTTGAAGACAACGAGGGGTTCCGGGAGTACGTGATGGACACGTTAGAAAAAATGGTTAGCGAATCCCCGGCGTCGGAAGAGTTTAAGATCATGGAGTCTTTAAGCTATTCGTCAACCGACGAAGAGTTTGTTTTTAAGTTATGCCAGATGGGCTACATCATTTACACCGACTTCCTCATGGACGCTTATGCAGGGTTTGAGAAAAAGCATCTGCACTAATGCGGCACTGCTACGCTTGCAACAAATCCGGCGTCCCCATCAAAAACGCTTTATGTGAAAGGTGTGCTTATGACCTTTGTCGAATTGGCCCTGACCATCTCCCTGCTTTCCAACGTGATCCTGTTCGCTGTGCTTCAGCAGAACAAATATCAATTGACCCTCTTGAAAGACAACGCCAGACGGTTCGAGAAATATTAATGGACGAAGAGACATATAAGCATTTGATATAAGCTTATA